TCCGAGTGCTGTAGAACTTGCAGAGTTCGTAGATTCTGGTACTGCCAAGGTTAGTCTCATACCATCGGGTACCGATACTGCTCAGTTCGTCGATGCCGATACCGCTAAACTCAGCTTAACTCCATCCGCTGCTCTTGAAGAGCATACGACGTTCGATAGCGACACCGCTCGTTTGTCGCTTACTCCATCAGGTACTGATACAGCACAGTTTGTCGATGTTGGGACGGCTAAGATCAGTCTCACTCCGTCCGCCATAGAACTACTGGCTCATGATTATGTAGATGCTGCCACAGCTAAAGTAACATTAACGCCTAGTGCAGTTTTTGCACACTATGGTCTGCCTGCGCCAGCAGGACATATGCGCGGGCTTATGGCGTTATACGTATCTTATGACGTACCGCAGCTAGTTGATGCTGGTACTGCGGTTCTTCGGTTAATACCGTCGAGTGCGGATATTGCGCAATACGTCGATACGGGTACAGCTAAGGTAGCGTTAACGCCTTCACATACGTTAGAAGAGCACGCGACCTTTGATGCTGACACTGTAAGACTGACGCTCTTACCTTCGTCTACCGACATAGCGCAGTTTGTCGATTTAGCTACTGCCAAGGTCAGCTTAACTCCGTCAGGCTCGGAGATACAGCAATTCGTTGATTCGGCAACTGAGCTATTCAAGCTTACGCCTTCCGCGGTTGAGTTAGCTCAGTTCGTTGACTCTGCTACGACTCGGTTATCTCTAACTCCCAGCACTGTGGAGGTTTTTCTAGGGATCGACGTCGGCACGGCGTTATTGTTGCTAAAGCCGTCAGCGACGGAACAATACTTTAGCGGATCTAACATAGATGCCGGCACGGTTATCTTAAAACTCACGCCTAAGACGACACAAGAGCTTTACTTCTTCTTCGATTGTCTGCTAGCTGGTGAGCTTAAGCGTAAGTGGTCTGGTGAGCTTAGTAGGCGCTGGAATCCAGACATTCTGCTACAGCACTACTTTGGTATAGTGCTGAATCGTAGATGGTCTGGCGAGCAAGCAGCTAGAACGTGGACAGGAGAGATGTTGCCGACTAGGAAGTGGAGCGGAGTATTCACTGGTAGACGATGGATACCATTTTATAGAGGAAGAGGTGAACTCTAATGCCTGTTACGCTACCGCAGGGTACCAAGGAACACGTCATTGTTGATATTGAGGATCTACTCAACAACCTTGTGACTCTCGATGGTACTACACCGAAATTCGACGTAAAGAATGAAGCAGGAACTCTGATCTATACTCAGCAAGCTGCGACTAACCAGGTTATGCGCTGCTTCTGTCTAATCGACACTGATACTACTGGTCCAACTAGTTCACTATGGCCCGCTGGTACATACCGACTTTATATAGACTTCACTACGGCACCAGAGCTTCCGAGGCTCGGGCCATTCCCGTTTATGGTCGATGCTAGCTGATAGAATCTTCGATAGCAACGCATCTCGCGTAATTGCGTGGTTCGCGTTTATAGGGGGAATAGTAGGATGGCCGGTAAGTGCGTTTACCATATTCAGCGCGGAGCCACAAGGCATCCTTGCACTAAGTTGGTTAGCCATAATCTACACAGGGTACCAGATACTCCAACTGGATCACGCTGTAAGCAAAAACGAGGATAATGCGTAAACATCCCGTAGTCGATCGAAGCAAGGTTTTCGAGCAGTGTAACTACACACCGCATAGCGCGGAGCAATTACAGTTTCATCAGAGTAACGCGCGCTTTCGCACTCCTTGCTGTGGACGGCGTTTCGGTAAGAGCCAGATGGTAGGCCACGATCTGACAGCTTACGCATTTACGCCCGAAGGTTACTACTGGATCGTCGGTCCGACATATAAACTCGGTGAGAAAGAGTTTCGTGTCGTTTATCGTGATCTAGAGAAGATGGGCTTCCTTAAGCGTTGCAAGAAGAGTTATAATGTTAAACAGGGCGATATGCGAATCGAGACTCCGTGGAATTGTATCATTGAAGTTGTATCTGCGGAACGTCCTGAGAGTCTCTTAGGTGAGGGTCTTGATGGTGCAGTAATGTCTGAGGGCGCACGTCATCTAATGAGTACCTGGGAGCAATACATTGAGCCTGCTTTGTCAGATAAACTTGGTTGGGCAGACTTTCCATCTACCCCTCGAGGTTTTAACTGGTACAAAGGTTTGTATGACCTTGGACAGCTACCCGCTGAGCCAGACTACGACAGTTGGCGTTACCCGACTTGGCTCAATAGTGTACGCTATCCTGGTGGATTTGATATTGATTGTTTACATAACGATTGCACTTGTAATGCGGAACTTATCAGAATCCAGAGAACAGCAAGCGAACAATACTTCCGGCAAGAATACATGGCCGAGTTCACCGCCTTCGAAGGAATGATCTATGCGAACTTCTCGGATCAGATACACGTCGGTGATTTTTCATACAATCCAGCGTGGAGAAATTACTGGACACTTGACTACGGCTTTTCCGATCCGTTTGTCTGTCTCGATATTGGTGTTGATGCGTCAGACAACGTTTACGTATGGAGAGAGTACCAGAAAAGGTATCAGAGTACGTGGGAGCATGGGTTATATCTAAGAGATCGTCCTAATCCAGAAGGGTTTCATATTGAAGGTATTACAGGTGACCCACGCGGGGCAGACGAAGCTGCAACTTTGGCTTTGCAAGGAATCCACGTCGATTCAGAAGATTTGGCTAAACTCGACGGCGAGTGGTCGCAGGGTGTTGAAGCTGTACGTAGGCAACTAAAGCTACAGCCAGATGGAAAGCCTAAACTGTTTATTGATAGATCATGCACAGAACTGATACGTCAGATGCAGGGACTTCGTGCGCGTGAGCATAAAGAGGAAAAGAACGCAAAGGGAATCGGTAGAGGTGCAAAAGAAGGACAACATGATTATGACGATCATGGCCCTGATGCCCTGCGTTACTTTCATAGCTGGTACTTTGTGCTAGGACGCGGAGCCAGCTTTTCGGACATATATAGTCCGGGTGATGCTCAGTCCGAGGCGGAAACCTTCTTTACTTTGAATACCGGCGTTACTCTAGATACCCACATAGGATACGCTTAATGGCACCAACCCTCACTGACCCGCGTAAGGCGGGTACTGGCACTTCCTACCAGGCAAAGGGGCTTGTCCCTGTTGCCCCAGGTGCCGAGTCGGAAATCGGCTCCGCAGGTGTTGCACCGATTCGTGACCCCGTACCAGAGTTAAGCAACCGTAGGGCACGAATACAGACATTTACGAAGATGAAACTGTCGGATAGCCCGACAGACGTTTCGCTACGTGGAGCTAAGACTCCTATCTTCGGTGCTGAATTTTATGTTGAACCATTCTCAGAACTAGATATTCACGCAGAGCAGGCAGAGTTTGTCTACAACAACATTTTCGAAGGTCAATCATATCCTTGGTTGATCGTCCTCGAAGAAGTATTAAGGATGTTCGATTATGGTAGCTCTACTCTCGAAATTATTTGGGAGAACCGCGAATGGGCACCACGTCGTACTGGCGCTAATCGACGCAGATATACTATGTTACGCAAGCTTGCTTGTAGACCCGCATCCACCATTCAGGAATATAAATATGATGACAACGGCGGACCTACAGGAATCAAGCAAGCAGCGATTAGAGCAGATGGTTCAGTTGATGAAGTCGAAATCGACATTAGTAAGTTAATAATCTTCACACTCAATAAGGAGGGTGGCGATCTTGAAGGACGGTCGCTACTTCGCACCGCTTATCCACATTGGTTCTACAAGACGCATCTGTACAAAATTGATGCGATCCAGAAAGAACGTCATGGTATTGGGTTCCCAGTTGCCCATCTTAACCCTGGATACTCAGCGGCGGATAAGAGGGCGGCCTTAAACTTAGTTCGTAACATTAGAACCAATGAGACTGGTGGCGCCGCACTTCCGCCAGGTTTCGATATTGAGTTTAAAAAGGTTGAGGGACAACTTGTAGACGTACTAAAGAGCGCAGAGCATCATAACAGCATGATTATGCTAAACGCTATGGTGCAGTTCCTGCTGCTCGGTCTACAAGAGGGTGGTGGCCGCGCTACCTCCGCTGCCCATATGGACATGTTCCAAAAGTCCCTCAAATATATCTCTAACCTCATCTGTGATACGTTTAATATGTATCTCATTCCAAAGATCATCGGATATAATTTCGAGACGTTTGATTATCCGAAGATGCGCGTTCGGAATATCGGTGAGGCTAAAGAGATTCAGATGTGGGCTTCTGGACTGTCAAATCTGTTCGCACAGGAAGCACTCACTCCCGATATGGATACCGAGAACTGGCTACGTCGGATTCTCGATATGCCTTATAAGCGTGAGCCTCGTCCCACAGATACGCCAGTCGATACCCCACAGAATGGTAATGGTAAGGGAGCTGTCAAGCCTAATGCCATTAAGCCAGGAAATGTCGGTAAAGGAAGTGACCAGCCGTGAACCTAGCAGGACTCACAGATACGCGCGCTAATCAGGCTAGGGTACTACTTCGATTTTCTCGTAGTTTCGGCCCACGTATGGAGTGTGCCGATCAGGAACATGCTGACCCTGGTACCGGCAATCCCCCACAGCCTAGGGAGAAGCCTGTAGAAAAGGATGCTTCCGAAGGTTGGCGCGTAGATACTCCTTGGTTCTTACAGGATGAGGAGTAATAGTGTTACACGATTATCGCCAGATCGTCTCAAACCTACGCAATAGCGTATGGTTCATCGACGAGGCTAGCCTTTCGACGATCTTGGAGATTGTCAACATGCGTCTGAATGGCGTAGCCTTTTCAGATGAGGAAATTCGACTTCGGTTACAGGAGGTAAATAACGGAGAGCGCGAGAATAGTCGTGTAGAGGTTGCTAACGGTATTGGCATCATGCCACTGTACGGCCCGATCTTTCCGAAAGCTAACCTCATGACCGAACTTTCAGGTGCTACTAGCCTAGAGAATTTCCGTAGCGATCTTAGGTCGCTTATGAATGATGATTCGGTTAAGAACATCATTCTGGATGTTGATAGTCCTGGCGGTTCTTCTGCAATGGTTATGGAAACCGCAGAAGAAATCCGACAGGCTAGAGAAGTCAAGCCAATCCATGCTGTGGCGAATGTTATGGCCGGGTCAGCTGCACTCATGTTAGCTACGCAGGCTACTGACTTTCATGTAACACCATCTGGTTTGGCGGGATCGTTGGGAGTATACTTTGTACACGAAGATCAATCCGGTGCGGATGCTAACGAAGGTCGAAAGATTACTTTCGTCAGTGCAGGTAGGCTTAAAACAGCGGGTAATCCTCATGAACCGCTCACAGCAGAAGCACGAGCATACTTCCAAGGAATCGTAGATGATTCTTATCAAGATTTCGTGGAGCAAGTTGCATTAGGTCGTAATACTACTCCCGATGACGTCAAGGCTAATTACGGTGAAGGCGCAATGTTAACCGCAAAACGAGCCGTTGACGTAGGAATGGCTGATGGTATCAAGAGTCTAGATCAGGTTGTGGGTGACTTGCTCATTGAAAGTCAGCCACAGATAGCTGGTGTCATCGGCTCCGTTGCTGCAAGGCATAAGCAGCGCACAAGTGTAGCGAATGCTATTGGATTTAGTTCCATAGCACCGGTTGTCCTCAATTTCGATAACTCACGAAGGGAGGGTAAAGTGAACGAGGCAGAACTTCGGCAGCTTCTTAATTTAAGCGACGACGATAGCCTGGAAGATGCTATCAAGAATATCATTCAGGAAAACAGTACGCTTAAGGAAGAAGTTGAGCCGATTCGAGAGGTTCAGGAAGCAGCTACGAAGCAGAAGGCATTTGCGGAGGCATTCCCGAACGAATGGGCAGAAATGCAGTCCCTTCGTGCAAGTCGTGTTGCTAATGATGCAGAAGCTTTTGCAGCTAGCTACGAAAGGTTCTCGAAGGAGGACGGAGATCAGATCGTTAAGTCTAGCGTCGGTTTTCCGACTGTTACACTTAATGCGATTGTGGAGGTTCATAAGGCTATCTCCGAAAGGACGTTTAGCCACGAACAGCTCACCAATCTTCTCAATCTGATTTCACAGCGTGGGTTTGTTGATTTCTCTGAACAGGGTAGCACTCGTCAGGCAGAGCCTACTAATGACGATCCTATCGCTCAGTTCAACACTCGCGTTACGCACTACATGACCGAAGATAAGCTTAGTCCTCGTGATGCTCTGATGATGGCTGTTAGAGAGCATCCTACAGAGTACGAAGCTTATCAGAGGGCGCAAATGGCAAAGTCAACCGGCAGAAATTAGAGAGGAGGTAATGCTAAATGCCTAGCTGGGGCAACTTCGTTCTCGATAAGGGCATGAATGCCGCCTCCGCGATTACCAAGTTTCGCGCTGTAAAGCTAACTGCTGAAGAAACTGTAGGTCCAGTTACTGCATTAGGCGATATGGTTATTGGTGTCGCGCAGGTCGGTGTATCTGCCGGTGAGATTACGAAGGGCAAAGGATGTTCCTTCCGTTCCATCGGTGTTACAGAGATGGAAGCAGAAGGTGTCATCGCTGTGGGTGCCCGAGTTGCTATTGCATCCGATGGTCGCGCTTCTGCGACTGTTGCAGTTGGTACTCGCATTATCGGTGTATGTGTTGAAGCATCAGCGGGTGCTGGTCAGCGTTGCACAGTGTTGCTGAACCTGCCCGGTCCTCTGATGGTCACTGGACTGTAGAAAGGAGGTGAGTTTAGTTGTATGATCCTAGTGGTCTTTATGTAGATCCAATTCTTACCAATCTGTCTACTGGTTATCAGGATCAGAGTCTTTATGGCCTAGACATCATGCCACAGACTCCGGTTAATACGCAGTCTGGTAAGTATAGGGTTTATGATCGTTCTTCCTGGGTTATCTTCCCTTCGAGGCGCGAGCCTGGAACGGTTGCTAACGAAGTTGCAGGCGGAAAGTGGAGTGAAGATGTGTTCTCTACTCAGGAGCACTCACTCCAGGCTCCGGTGTTCGATGAAGAAAGGCAGCAGCTTACCTCCCAGGGTGGACTTGCTAATGATGCGTTCGGTGGCGATCTTCAGCTAGATCCAGAAGCTGATGCTGTCGAGCTTACAATGGGTTCGATCCTTCGTGAGCATGAACAGAAGGTTTCGACTCTTGTTCGTAACACGGCAAGCTATCCGGCAGGTAACTTCGTTACGCTTGCTGGTTCCCAGCAGTGGGACGATTATACGATGGTCACCGCGGGTATTCCGTCAACCATCGTTTCTAACCCGGTTAACGATATTATGGTTGCGATGCGTAAGATTTACTCTCTTACGGGTCGTTGGCCTAATACGTTGGCTATCCCGACGATGGGTGTTGGTTTCATCGAGAACCATCCCCGCCTTGTGGATCGCTTCAAGAACTTTACTCTTACGCAGCCGGATGCTTTCCAGCGTCTTACTGGCTTCGATGGTAGAATTCTCTTAGTCGATTCAGTCTACAACGCTGCTGACAATATTGATGCTACCGAGTCTATTACCTCTTTCTGGGGTAAGGACGTGTGGATCGGTATTGTTGATCCTACGCCTGGACAGAAAACTAAGACCTTCGGTAAGACGTTTGTTCAGCTCTATCCCGATGGTACTGCACGTCCAGTCGAGAAGTGGCGTGAAGAGCCTCGTAAGAGCGA